CCCGCAAATACTGTTGCTGGATCAATTCATCGCGTCGGCCGTTCGAAAACCAAGGCAGACTGGATTCCGAGCTTTTGGGGTCGAGGAACTTGTTCGGCTCGTTGGTCCCCTTGTCGACAGCCGCACATCCAATCTCAGTGAACCAGATCGGCTTTGACCGCGGTTCCCAAGCCGTTTGTGCAGCCTGCCGGACGCCTCCGACCCGCTCGTGGTGCGGGTTTTCCCACCAGGCGCGGATATCCTTGTAGCGCCAGATCCAAGGCTCACCATGGGCCTCATCGGTGATCGGAGTGCGGATCTGCAGATCTCGGTGCGCCTGGCTTGCGTAGTACCAGTCAAACCCTTCGCCACCGGCGATATTCCCCTGCAGGTAGTCAAGATTGTAGATGCTTTCCCAGTCCGCATCCGCGTGATCATCCCCGTCGCGCCAGTCCGACAAAGGCATGTAATTGTCGATCCCGACGAAATCGATGTTGGGGCTCGCCCAAAGCGGATCGAGATGGAAAAATCGATCGCCGTCACCCGGCTGATAGCCAAAATACTCGGACCAGTCGGCGGCGTAGCCGATCTTGCAACCCGCCCCGAGAATGGACCGCACATCGGCGGCAAGCTGAACAAGCTGCGCCACGCTCGGGAAGCTGTTGTTCGCGCCCCTGATCTGTGTCAGCGCACGCATTTCCGATCCAATGCAGAATGCATCTACGCCGCCCGCCATCGCGCACAGATGAGCATAGTGCAGGATGAATCGGCGGAACGACCATTCGGCTGGGCCATGATAGCTGATCGTCTGGCCGGAGCGGGAAAAGTCCGACGGTTGTGCAGTCCCAAAAAAGATCGCGACCTGCGCGGTCGCCGCAGTCGAGCGGTCCGGGCTGCCTGGTTGGCCCGGTGCTGCGGACAGCGTGATGCGTCCCCGCCACGGCAGCGCGGGCTGTGAATTGCCGCCGCTCCATGGGTCCGGCAAGGCGTTTTGCGGCAGCTGCTCCATCAGAATGAAGGGATAGAACGTAACTGCCTTGCCCGCCTGTTTCAGCGCCGCGATCGCTTCTAGAACAGCGGCGTCCGCCGGCGTGCCTCCATAGACCGCCTTGTCGTCGCGGCGCACAACTTCTTGCGCGTCGGCCCGCGCAAGTCCCGACACGACCCACGGCATGGGGGTACCGTCCACGGACTTGCCCTCAACCTTCGGACGGATCTTGCAGGAGCCACAGCGCAGGTCGTCCCCGAACCACGACACGACCAAAGAAACCGCACCGCAGTTCGGCAGTTCTTCGTCCAGTATCGTCAGTGATGTGGCAAAGTCGGTCTCCCCACTTGGAGCGTTCTCGTTCACGACAGCTTGCTCACCTAGGCCGTAGTCGTAACGGACGCGCGTCGTGGCAAGCGAGTATTCTCCCGTTCCGGGGATCATTGCAACGGCGCGCGTCCCCCGTATCAGATCGGGCACGTCATCAATTGCCGCACCCTGCGCCGGTCGCACAACCTCAAAGGTGAACTGCGGCATGCGGTTGCCAAACCGCTCCAGGGCAAGGTCTTCCAGAACAACATAGGCGATCCCGCGATAGGCAGGAGCACGATCCGCGCCTTCGACCGCCGCGATTTTCGGATCCGGCAATTGTCCCTCTGCACCGGAATAGACGCGCATGTTCAGCTCGCTGCGCGCGATCTCGATGCCATCGGCCCAAACACGACCAACACGCGTGATCTCGCCCTCACAAAGCGCGATCGCGACGCTGACCGAATAGCTATAGCTGGTCACCGTTGACCGGGGCGCGCCCTTCCCGCTCTTTTGCGTATTCGCCGTTTCAAAGAACCGGGTTGCCCAAATTACCTGGCCTGGAATGCGCATGCGACCCCAGAGGCGGCCAATGGCTTCGCCCTCGCTGGCGCTTGTCAGACGCAGACGATCGACCCGACCTGTTTCGACCGAACTTGACCCTGTTCCCAACAGTTTCTGGTCAATCACACGGCCGATCGTGGCGCCGACAGCCCGCCCGATCACGGCGCCCGACAACCCTAGAACGGTGCCGCCAAAACCAGCCCCGACAGCGGCACCCGCAGCAGATAGCAATATCGTCGCCATTCTCAGGCTCCTTCAGGAAAGTCAAAACGGGCAACGATGCGCCGGCGCCATGGAAGCGACAGCGGGCTCTCGATGACGCCATGTCCGGTATAAGCATGGATGAACGTCGCCTGCGCACCGACCTGCGCGGCAATGCCCAAGTGTTTGGCGACCGCGCCATCGCGCATACGAAACAAAAGTACCTGCCCCGGCATATCGGGACTGGCTTCGGGCACGGGCAGAAGATGCCGCCGCGCTGCGGCCCACAGAAGCTCCTCGCGCCCGATCTCGTCCCAATCATCCGTATAGGCGGGCAGCAGTTCGGGTTCTTTTCCGTACAGCGCTCTCCAGATCCCGCGCAGAACTCCAAGGCAATCTGCCCCGGCTCCCTTGACCGAGGCCTGATGCTGATAGGGCGTTCCCAGCCAATCGCGGGCAATCGCGACCGCGCGTGGCACCGTCATGAAAAAAGGCTCCCACCGTCGTTCGATCCCGAAGAGACCGGATAGGACATCAGCCAGTCGTCTCCGGGAATATGTGGAAACCCACGGAAATTCAGAAAGTTACCGAACTTCAGGCGACAGGTATCTTCGCTCCGATCGCAACCTGCGTCGATGCGAACGCGGTCGCCAGCCACCACTTCGGCCGCCAACCCCTGCCAAAGCTCGATCGTGCGGGCTCCCGTGCCCTGAACCCGGTCATTCTTGATCTGGCCCACCAACCCTTTGGCCTGACCTGTCAAGACGCGCAGCCGACCCTTCTCGAACCAGCGATCCGCAAAGCCGGCCACGTCAGCGAAATGAAACACCTTCGCCTCACTGACATCCTCCACATCCAACTGGGCTGAAAACCCGGCGCGGTTCAGGTCGAACCGGCAGTGTGCGTCCCCCAATATGGCCGAGCATCGCGGATGAAAGATGCGCCCGTTCTCGGCCCCAAGTTTTTCGGCAAGCCCGCGCAACTCGGCCGTGAAGGCGCCATCCCCGCGCGTGATCTCGCCCATATGACCGCGAAAAATCAGGGCACGCTCGTCCGGGTTCGCCCAGTTCACCAACCAGGCACGCACCTCGGCACCGTCGAAACGGCCCGCCACGACGTCCGCCTCGGTAATCGCATCGGACGACAGCGCGCCATAGGCCTCGGTATTGTCGACCGACAGTCCCGTCGTTTGTGACAGGGCTTTTGCCGTCATGCCACTTTGCGGCGCGAAGACGACGCCTTCGAACTCCAGTGGCGTGTCATGATCGGTAAAGCCAAGCAAAGTGCCATCCGTCCGCTCGATTTCCCAAGCCCGCGCCAAAGTGGTCGTGCCAGACGCAATATGAAGTTTCAGATCGTCGGGATAGGCCATCAGATACGCACCTCCACCACCGGAACTTGGGGCAGGTCGCCTGCCTGAAATGAAGCGACAGAGACCTGGATCCGATCCGTGTCGAACCTGACCGGCACATCGAATTCAAACCCGGCAGTAACCCTGACGCCCTCGGCTGGCGCGTCGACAAAACGAATGACCCCGGTTTCCAGATCAACGCTGAAGTGCACCGCCTCGGACTGCTGGTCCCCCTGCAAACCGACTTTCACGGTTCCGGCGACCGGTTTCAGGATCGGGCGTTCATAGCTGACGCCACCTGACTGGTAGGTTTTGACCAGCTGAAATTCGTGGCGCGCACCATCGGCGATACCGATCAGCTGATCCTCGAAATCGACCTGCTTCGAAGCAGCGCAGGACTTATAGTCGGCCCAGTCCTTCCAGCGAAAACCGTGCATCTGCCCACGACGAGCTTCAAAGAAGGCGACCAGGGATTCGACATCATCCAGACTGCGCAGGCCTACGCCCGCATCATAGTGACGCCGCGAATGCGCCCAAGGCGTGTTGCGTTCTTCGAACCCATTGGAAAGCGTTACAATTTCGGTGCGACGTTCCGGCCCACCGACCGAACCAAAGCTCAGGTTGGCGGGAAATCTGATTTCGTGAAAGGCCATGGCTGCTCCTCAACGGTTGCGTTCGCCGCGTGCCAAGGCACGGTTCAACTGCGCGGCAATCTGGCTTTGGCTGCGTGCAAAGCCGGAAACGTCGGGGGTCGATACGTTCATCACGACATTCACTGAGCGCGACACGCCCGAAGTCTGAACCCCCAATCGGCCATCGGCGCCGCGCGCCAAGGGCATGATCGCTTCCGGACCGGCCTCGCCCATGAGGCCCCGCCCGCCCCGCATCGGGAAACTGACGGGGGACGACACCACGCCGCCCTTGGCAAACGGCATGACGCGTCCTTGTGAAAACGCCCCACCGTCCGCAAACGGCATGACGCCACTCAGAAGCGCGTTCATTCCGTTGGCGATCGCCCCACCCAGGGCGTTCTGCACCGGCCGCATGGCCACCGCGTAGACGCTGTCCGACATCGTCCGCGCGATGCCTTCCAGCGCGTCCGAAAGCTTCATGCCGTCGAAAATCAACCCGTCAAACGCGCTCCGCAAACCGCGTCCGATGCCATTGCTCAGCGTGCTGACCTCACGACCGGTAAAGACCATGCTTTCCCGCATCCGCGACAGTTCCAGATTGAAGGCGCCCGCGACTGCTTCGGCGCCCCCCAAAGACCGTTCAAGCGCCGCCGCCTGCTGGCCCAGTCCGTCCAGCCCGTCTACCTCGATCATCACCTGTTCCTTTTGCTTCATCCGGCCAACGCGCCACCAAATCATTCAGCCGCGCGCGGGTCAGCGGTGGCGCACCTGCCACTTCGCCCAGCATCAGTGCCAATTCGGCGGGGCTCAGACGCCAGAACGAGGCGGGCGACAGCCCAAGCCCTCGGATCCCGACACGCATCAGCCCCGCCCAGTCGAGTCCGCTCATTTGCCCGCCGGCACCGTGAAGGCCCGCGCCAGCAGTTCGGCCGCCACGCGCGCGGCCTCTACCGCGCCTCCGCCTATCTCGACCGTGCGCAGATCCGTGGCGGTGCCGCCCCAGCCGCCACCCCGCAAACCGGCAACCAAAAGCGCCAGGACATCGCGTGACGAAAACGCCCCCTTCTCGAAGCGTTCGACCAGCGCGATCATGCTGCCCTCGGCCAGGTCGGTCTCA